GAAAATGTACAATTATTACTCCTGCGCGACCCGCAAGCATCATAACAGCTGTGAAAAAAAGCCAGTCCCGAAGGACTGGCTGGAAGATGTGGTAGCTCAGGACGCCCTTGACGTACTGACAGACGAAATTATCGAATTTGTGGCAGAAGTAGCCGCCCAGCAGTCAGAGGAAGACATTCAGAAGAATACACAGATTCCGGTCATACGAAAAAAGATTTCTGAAATTGAAAATAAAATCCGCAATCTGACGAAAGCGCTTGAATGTGCTTCCGTTGCGCCGGACGCTATTGTGGAAAGGCTTGCCGAATTGGAAGCCCAGAAAAAGGGGCTGTCTACACAACTATCCGATGAAGAACGCGGCGTGATTCCGCTCACAAAGGAGTCTGTCGTGGTTTATCTGAAAGCGGTAAGAGAAAAGGCGGTTCCGCTGGAAACCCAGAAAGCCATGCTTATTGAAATGCTTGTAAATTCCGTCACCGTTTACGATGATGAGCCGGGATTCCTGAAACTCGTGTACGCCTACCGCCTGACGCAAATCCCCACGAGGACATATCGTGTGCCAATTCCCGCAAAAGTACCGTGTTCGGATTTTAGGA